AGCGATAAATATCCCCCCGCATCTCAATATTCACGTCAGGAGCGCATATGAGCCTCACTGAAGCCGCTCCGAATGGTCGCTTGGCGGGCCTTATTGCCCTGCGTGAGCGTCTAGCGCAGGAGATAGATACCGCTGAGCAGTCGCGGGATGTTGCGGCACTCTCGAGGCAGTTCACGGATGTTCTGTTGCAGATTGAGGAGCTCGAAGCCCCATCTGTTGAGAAGCCGCTGACTGCTCTCGATGAACTAAACAAGCGTCGTGAGGCTAGGGCCAAGAAGACTGGGTGATCCGTTGTGCTGCTGGGGGTTCAAGAGCCGCGGGTCGTCAATTTCCCTAGGTCCAAGTGGTCCGATGCGGATGACTGCGCGTTCCTGGCAACGGCTTATGGGTTGAAGCCGGATCCGTGGCAGTTGAATGTGCTGAACGCTTGGATGAACCGTGACCGTGCCGGCAAGTGGACGGCTGGCCGCTGGGGCATTACCGTTCCGAGGCAGAATGGCAAGAACGGCATTCTCGAAATGGTGGAGCTTTTCTTCATGGCCCAACTCGGGCTGAAGATCCTGCACACTGCCCATGAGGTCAAGACTGCGCGCAAGGCGTTCCTTCGTATCGCGTCGTTCTTTGAGAATGAGCGTAGATACCCTGAACTCGCCGCACTGGTCAAGGACATACGCAAGACGAACGGGCAGGAAGCAATCCTCCTGCACAATGGCGGTTCCGTTGAGTTCATTGCCCGCTCTAAGGGCTCAGGCCGTGGCTTCACGGTTGATGTTCTGGTGTGTGATGAGGCTCAGGAGTATGGCGAGGATGCACAAGCTGCGCTTCTGCCGACAATCTCATCTGCACCATCCGGCGATCCCTTGCAGATCCTCCTGGGCACTCCGCCGGCACCGAACATGGACGGAGACGTGTTCACTCGGATGCGTACCGCTGGTGTTGCCGGTAAGGATAAACGGCTCGCGTGGATCGAGTGGTCTGTCACTGGCGATGTCGAGGTAGCCAACCGCAGCCTGTGGGCCGCAACCAATCCGAGCCTCGGGATCCGCTTGAACGCGACCACGATTGAGGATGAGTTTGGCGCTATGTCTGAGGAGACGTTCGCCCGTGAGCGTCTCGGTATGTGGGCGAGCGATGAGCAACTTTCAGTGATCCCTGCCCTCGCGTGGGCCGAGCGAGCCGTGATGGAAGTCCCGAACGTTCCGGTTGCCGCCTATGGCATCGACATGAACCCCGAACGCACACTAGCCGCGGTATCTGTGGGCCTCCGCGCCGAATATGGCGTACACGTAGAGCTTGCTGATATGGGCGACATCACCAACAGCACAGACGCTCTTGTTGAGTGGATCGTGAAGCGTGCCGGCAAGCGGATCCCTGTGGTGATGGACGCATATAGCCCTGCGCGGTCACTGGAGCCGATCCTAAAGCGCCGTGGCGTGATGGTCCGGGCGCTGTCGGGCAACGAGTTGATGCAGGCGTGTGGCGGCTTCTATGACGCTGCCACGAAAGACAAGACGCTCACTCATTTTGACCAGCATCAATTGAACGCAGCACTGGCCGGCGCTAAGAAGGCCAATCTTGGCGATGCTGGCGGCTGGAAGTGGTCGCGCAAGACGCTCGAAATTGACTTGACCCCCTTACTAGCTGCTACGTGCGCCCATTACGGCGTCGTCAAATTTGCCAAACCCCCGCGCAAGCCGCGCACTGGGGCACTCGTTATGTAGAAGGTGGTTCCCGTGATTGACACTCTCGTTGTGCCCGGCTTGAGCGTCGATGATAACCAGGAACTCAACCTCCTCCTGCGTCAGCTAGGTTCCGTGGCTGGCATAAACGACACTCGCCGCCGTTACTTTGAATGCAAGCAGAAGGTGCGCCACCTCGGCATTAGCATTCCGCCGCAGTTGCAGTCATTTGAAACGGTTATTGGTTGGCCCTACAAGGCGGTCAAGTCGCTGGCGTCTCGTATCAAGCTGGGCGGGTTCGCGGTTCCAGGAGGCGACGGTTCCGAGTTTGGCATTGATCGGATATGGGCAGATAACCGGCTGGCGATTGAGGCGCACCATGCGCACATGTCCGCGCTGACGTACGGCGTTTCATTCGTCGCCGTCATGGCGGGCGGCGAAGGTGAGCCGGCGGCTGTTATCCGTACACTGTCCCCGACGTCGTCAACGGCGCTATGGGACGCGAACAAGCGCCGCGTCCGGTCCGCAGTTTCGGTCATCTCGGCTGAGGCTGGGTACCCTACTGAGTTCATTCTTCTGCTGGGCGACAAGATCGTCACGGCACTCTTTGAGTCGGGCCGCTGGATCGTCGAATCTAACGATCACAACATGGGCCGGTGCCCTGTCGTCATGCTTGCCTACGACTCCAGTCCTGAGTACCCGTTTGGGCGTTCACGGATCAGCCAAGACGTCCTGCGGATCACGGATGAAGCTATCCGCACGAGCCTCCGCATGGAGGTATCCGCTGAGTTCTATAGCACGCCACAGCGTTACGTGCTCGGCGCCGATGAGGGTTCTTTTGTGGGGCCTGATGGGCAGCAGCGCACGGGCTGGGAAGTTCAAATTGGTAAGCTCCTCGCTCTCGGCCTGAACGAGGATGATGACAAGCCGACCGTGGGCCAGTTCCCGCAAATGTCAATGCAGCCGCACGCGGAGATGCTGAAGACGATTGCGGCGAAGTTCTCCGGTGCAACGAATATCCCGGTTAACGCGCTCGGTATCATCCATGACAATCCGGCTTCTGACGCGGCGATGCACACCGCTTACCTTGACTTGAACGCTGACGCCGAGTCGGCGCACGAGCCATTCGGGGCAGCGTGGGTTGATGTCATGCGGATGGCGGTTGAGATTGCGGGCGGTCCATCCGAGGGGCTGGAGCTCCTCTCTACGAAGTGGCGGGATCCCTCCACCCCGACAAAGGCATCCCAGGCCGATGCTGTCACAAAGCTTGTTTCCGCCGGTGTTTTACCCCCTGATTCGGCGGTAACGCTGGAAATGATGGGCTTTGACCAGGTGACTATCGACCGCGTAATGGCGGATCGTCGACGCTCTGCTGTGTCCGATTTGGTTAGCGGCATCGGGCAGAAGCTCGACCTCGCCGAGGCTGACCCTGCGGTTGTTGCGGTTGCGGCCGAGCGCGGCGTTGATCCAACGGTTGATCCGGCTGATCTGCGGCAGAAGTTCGAGGCGCTGGGTGTTGCTATTCGTGCGGGTGTTTCGCCCGAGTCCGCGGCGGCGGCGCTTGGTCTGCCGAACCTGAAGTTCACCGGCGCAGTTCCGGTCTCCCTGCGCGTGCCTGAGACTCAGGCCACGAAGCTTGAGGGCCCGTAATGCTTCCGCTGGCGAGGGTGCAGGGTTACGACCTGGCGCTCACAAGTCTTTCGACCGCGGCGCTTGCAGATCTGCGGGCGCTGCTGTCGAGCCTTAAGGGCGTCTCCCCTGAACGGTCTAAGGCCGTCTTATTTGAGGCGTTCCCGGAGGTATTCAACCCTTACGCTGCGGCGTCGTCGGCGGTCTCGGCTTCCTTCTACGAGGAGGTCCGGGACTTCGCTGGCGTGGGCGGTTCGTTTGCTGCGGAGACGCTGGACACGGTTGAGGCTGACCGCTGGGGAGCTCTTGTGGGCGCTGGTACTCAACCGCGGATACTGGAGCAGGGCGCATCCAATCTGATGTTTCAGTTCCTCGCAGGTGGGCTCACTTCGATTCTGTCCACGATGGCCGCCGACACAATCTATGGAAATGCTCAGAATGAGCGCGTCAAGGTTGGGTTTCAGCGCGTCCCCAAGCCTGGTTGTTGCGGATTTTGCGGAATGCTCGCAAGCCGTGGGGCGGCGTACTCGTCTGCGTCATCTGCTGGTGGCGTGGTGGGGCGCGGCGTGCCAGTTGAGCAGACTAAGGGCAGGCGCGGCGGGCAAGCCAAGGGCATTAAAGCTCGCGGGTCAGCTTCCGTTGGGCAGGCGTTCCACGACCATTGCAAATGCCGGGCAGTCCAGGTCTACGAAGACAACGAGATCGAGTTGCAGGCAGGCGCGGATAAGTATTTCGAGTCCTACGCCGAAGCGCGCAACAAGATCAGCGACGGGCTAACCCTCGAATCTCAGACAGTCAAGTCCTCTGACGGCTCACTGAGCAACACCTATAAATGGGTCGATTCAGGCGGGCAGCAGGTCTCCTCTAGTGAAAAAACCAAGATGATCGCCACAGCAATGCGGCATGACTTGGACGTCTCCTAATCTTCCACGGTTTCTCCCGTGAAGCGGTTACGCACGCCGTAAGTGTGGCCCTAGTAAACAGCCGACAGGCTCTAAACGGATGGATACACCTATGTCTGATGACATTACCGCTGACGCGGGAGAACACACCGAACAGACTGCCGACGAGTCGTTCAAGGCGCCTGCCTCGCAGGAAGAACTTGACCGGATTATTCAGGGCCGTCTTGATCGGGAGCGCAAGCGTTTCGCTGACTACGACGACTTGAAGGCCCGCGCCGACAAGCTCACGGAGATTGAGTCAGCGAATCAGACCGAAGCCGAGAAGGTCCAGGCCCGACTTGACGCCGCTGAGAAGCGCGCCGTTGAGCTTGAGTCTAAGGCTCTCCGCGCCGAGGTCGCCAACGCTAAGGGCGTCCCTGCCGCACTGCTTACGGGCGGTACGCAGGAGGAGCTTGAGGCTGCGGCTGATGCGCTTATTGCTTTCCGGGGCGAGCAGAAACCTGCCGGCCCGTCTTCGACCTCCCTTGGTCGAGTGAACCAGAACACCGTGAAGGGTTCGACTGGCGACCAGTTCGCCGAATTCTTCACGAACCAACTTTCCTCTTAAAAGGAGTGAGCCATTATGGCTGGAATTGACCTCAACCGGACTAGCACCGGTGTTGCCGCACTACTGCCCAAGGAAATCTCTTCCGAGATCTGGGCCAACGCTGTAAACGACTCCGTCATCATGCGGGCTGCTCGTCAGATCACGCTGCCGGGTTCCGGCATCACGATCCCGATGGTGACCGGGGACGCTTCGGCAGACTGGGTTGATGAGACGGACGAGAAGCCCGTGTCTGACTCGACGGTTTCGTCCAAGTCGATCACCCCGTACAAGCTTGCTGTCATCGAGGTGTTCTCTGACGAGTTCCGCCGCGATCTGCCTGCCCTGTACGCGGAACTCGCCCGCCGCCTCCCTTCTGCGCTGGGTCGCAAGTTCGACAGCACCGTCCTGCATGGTACCGCTCCGGGCTCGAACTTCGACGTCCTGACCGCTTCCACCGCTGTTGCTGTGGACGCTACGGACACCCTGGGTGACCTCGTTACCGCGCTGACGACCATCGGCGCCGCCGGTGGCGACCTGTCGCACTGGCTGGTGTCCCCTCAGGTTGAGGGAACCATCATGACGGCGAAGGACGGCGCGGGTAACTACGCCTTCCTGCGCGACGCCCGCGCAGACAATGGCGCTATCGGCTCCATCTTCGGCCGTGACGTCCTGCGTTCCAGCTCTGTTTACAACAACCCGACCAACCCTGCCGCAGACGTTGTTGGCTTCGCTGGCGACTTCGCACGGTCTGCCGTGTGGGGTTCCGTCGAGGGCATCAAGGTTGACATCAGCAACCAGGCGACCGTGAACAAGGGCGGCACCCAGTTGAACCTGTGGCAGCGCAACATGTTCGCGATCCGTTGCGAGGTTGAGCTTGGCTTCGCCGTCCGCAACGCTGCTCACTTCGTGAAGCTGACCGGCGCTACCACGGCTGACTAATGCTTCTGGTCAACCCCCATACGGGGAAGCTGGTTGACGCGTCTGATGATGCCGTCGACCAGCTTCTTCGTGCTGGTTTCAAGAAGCAGGAACCGGAAGTCGTGGAGCCCGAAAAGGATTCCGCGCCTGTCAGGCGTACTCGTAAACCACGTAAGTAAGTAGGAGGCGTCATGGCTTGGACTACTGCGGCTGAGGTTGTAGCGGCGTGGATTGGTGATGACGCGCCTACTGATTCGGCGAAGGTTGATCTATGGATCGGCAAAGCTGAGCGCCTACTTAGGGCCAAGTCACCCGATTTGCAGTCGAGGCTTGACGCTGCACTTGACCTTGACCTCCTGAGCAACATTCAGGACGTCGTGACGTCAATGGTTCAGCGTGTATTCCGCAACCCGGAAGGCGTTCGAACCAGGCAGGAAACGACGGGCCCGTTTAGTGGCTCGGTCACTCTTGGCGGCGACCAGCCGGGCGAACTATGGGTTACGGACGACGAGCTGGCGCGGATCTCTGGCGCGGGCTTGAATCGTGGCGCGTTCACCATCGACACAATCCCAATCACATCACCCTACTCGCAGCATTACGTGTGGCCTGACGCTTCGGTGTGGCCGTGAGTGAGTCGGTAGAGCACCTACCCTACGAGGGTTCAGGCGAGGACGCATACGGCAACGAGGTGGAGTCCTGGGGCGACCCGGTGACACTGCTCGGCTTTGGGTTCGATCCCGGATCCAGTAGCGAGCCGCGGCAGCCTGGTATGGACCGAGTCATTGTTGAGCCGACCCTTTACGGGCCGTTCGATATGCCTTTCCAACCTCGGGACAAGGTTCTGGTCCGCGGGCTCTTATATGAGGTTGAGGGTGAGGTTCGGCAGTGGCGCAACTTCTACTCGAACCGTGAAGCTGGCGGCGTCGTAAGTCTTAGGCGGGTGGATGGCTAGTGGCTAAAACCAAGATCATTCTGAACGCTAAGGGCTTCGAGGAGATCCGCCGTTCCGCCGCGGCTGTCCGGTTACTTGAGGCCAAAGTGGACGCTGCGGCCTCGGCTGCTGGCCCCGGCTATGTCGGGTCTGTGGTGCAGGGCGTCGGGCGGGGCACGCTCGGCCGAGCCATTGGCACCGTGTTCACTGGCGACTTCAAGGCGATCCTAAACAACGCACGCCACAACACGCTCATGCGGGTATTCGACAGGCTCGGTGGCTGATGGGCGAGATCCTTATAACCCCCGACGTCGAACTTGCCGCGGTTACGTTCCTGCGTACCGGACTTGGCGCACTTGCTGACAAGGTCGCTACGAAGGTTCCCGCGACGATGCCCGCAAAGATGGTCCGCGTTTCCCTGACGGGCGGTTCACGCCGGGACGTCGTATCCGACAGTGCGCAACTGACCGTCGAGTGCTGGGCGTCGGATGAGCCGACCGCGTCCAACCTGGCCCGCACTGCGCAGGCACTCATGTTCTCCGCTTCTGGTTCGACTGTCGAATCCCTATGGGTTCGCCGCGTCGACTCGGTCGGCGGCGTGCAGTTCTTCCCTGATCCCGACACCGCTAAACCGCGCTACCAATTCACTGTCCGCTGGCACACAAGGCCGGCAGCAATCTAACCCTTTCCTTGGAGGAAACATGGCTAACTCAGCCGCAAATGTTGTTGCTGGCGTCCCGCTGGCGACTGGTGGTGTTCTCATCGGAGATCTTACCGCCGCTGAACCATCGACCGCAGTCTCGGCGCTGACTGGCTTCACCGCCGCCGGCTACATCGGCGAGGATGGCGTCACTGAAACCAACGAGCGATCAACCGACCGCATTCGGGCGTGGGGCGGTGACACTGTCAAGGTTGTTCAGACCGAGCATAACGTCACCTACCAGTTCACCTTCTTGGAGACGCTGAACGCCGAAGTCCTGAAGGCTGTCTACGGCGAGGATAACGTCACGACCACGGCAGCTACCGTTTCGACGGGCACGCTGCACGAGGTTCAGATCAACTCCTCAACCCTGCCGCACAAGTCCTACGTGTTCGAGGTCAAGGACGGCGACGCGAAGATTCGCATCTACGTCCCGGATGGCCAGATCACTGAAGTAGGGGAGATCACCTACTCCGACTCGGAGGTTATCGGCTACCAGGTGACAGTCGAAGCGTTCGCCGACGAGCTCGGCAACAAGGCGTACAAGTTCCTGGATAACGGAATCTTCGCGCCGTAACAAAGACCCTCCGGGGCGGGTTGTGGTGACTCCCCGCCCCGGAGCCCCCAATAGTCACCGACCGAATCAGTCACCCAACACTCTTAGGAGTCACCAATGACCGCACCACGCAAGCCGCAGGATCGTAAGCCCAAGGCCGCCGAGGCCCCGGAAGAGTTCACATTCGAGCATGACGGCGAAACCTACACGCTGCCACCCGTGCAGTCTGTGGCGCCCCTAGTCGGTGGGCGCGTTATGCGCGATGCCGTAATGGGTGGCGAGGAGGGCCAGTTGCGGCTCTCATTCTTCATGCTCGAAATGCTTGAACTGGATCCCGAAGTCAAGACACTTGATGCGCTCTATGAAAAGCCCGCGACGGAAATGCTTGAGATCGTCCAGTCATGGATGAAGTTCAAGCCGTCCGCCGGTGTGAGCCTGGGGGAATAGCTGGGCTGGTCCTGCTTATCGAGGAGCACGGATCGGCCATTGAGTATGACCTAATCAAACTCGGACTGAGGCTGCGGCAACTAGGGTCGGATGCGCTCTCGTGGCGCGACCTGCTGGTAATCGTGCAGCATTCCGAGCGTGGCACTGCGCTACAAACTGCGATGCACCCTGACGCGGCGCCATGGGGACTCAGCGAACACCTCCTGGCTGTCGTTGCCGATGCGGTGATCGCCGGCAACTGGATGTCCTCGCGTGATGGGCAGAAGAATAAGAACCGGCCGAAGCCAATCCCCCGCCCTGGTGTGGTGCCGGATAAGAAGAAGTTCGGCGGCAACGCCGAGAGCATGGCAACAATCCGCGAGTGGCTGGGCTGGTAACTAAATAGAGAGTTGGTGCCCTTTGGCAACGGAACTTGGATCCGCTTTTATCTCCGTTGGCTTGGGCACCAACACTCTCGGCAGTGACATCAAGAAAGCTTTCGGTGGCGTCGGCGACGTCGGCGATCATGCCGGTAAGGAAGCTGGCGGGCGATTCGGCGCCGCAGTCGGTATCGCCGCAGCAGCGGCCGGCGCACTCGGCATCGGGGCTTTCTTTCAGTCTGCCATCTCAGGCGCGGCCAACCTTGAGCAGAGCGTCGGCGCCATCGACGCCGTATTCAAGGGCTCCGCAGACCAGATGCACAACCTGGCTAAGACCGCCGCGACTGACGTTGGTCTGACCGCCGACGAGTTCAACAACCTCGGCACTGTCATTGGTTCGCAGCTTAAAAACGGTGGCACCTCCATGGAGGACTTGGCACCCAAGACGAATAAGCTGATCGGTCTCGGTGCAGACCTTGCCTCGATGTTCGGCGGAACTACGAAGGAAGCCGTCGAGGCGATGTCTTCCGCAATGCGCGGCGAGTCTGACCCGATTGAACGTTATGGCGTGTCACTGTCGGCGACTCGCGTTGAGGCTGAAGCCGCGGCGCTCGGTTTCCAGAAGGTCGGCGGGGAGCTGTCCCAAGAGGCTAAGCAAGCCGGCATCTTGTCGCTCATCATGAAACAGACGGCGGATGCGCACGGCAACTTCGCCCGTGAGACGGACACGCTTTCGCACAAGCAGCAAGTGCTGAGTGCTCAGTGGACGAACGCTAAGACGCAGATCGGTGCGGCATTTGTACCGGCAGTGTCCGCGGCTACCGGGGCGCTATCGTCAATGCTTGGCCCCGCACTAAACGGAGCACTTGCGGCGACCAAAGAAGTTAGTGGCGGGTTCGCCGCTATGGGCGCCGCGTTCAAGGCTGGGGACGGCGACATAACGTCTTCTGGTTTCGCCGGGGTTATGGAGAAGATCGGCGCTATTGCCCGCCCCGTGTTCGACACGATGAAAGAAGTTGGGGCATCGCTCGGCGCTTCTTTCGGGCCGCTGATCCCGCAAATCCTCCAACTGGCTTCGTCGTTCTCCCCACTCGGTCTGATCTTAAAGGTTATCCAGCCGATCCTCCCGCAGCTTGTGGGGCTGTTCACTCAGCTCGGTTCCATCGTTGCCGACGTTCTCGGCACCGCGATTACGGCGCTCATGCCCATCGTGCAGATGCTCGTGACGCAACTCTCGGCCATGGCTGTCCAGCTCATGCCTGCTGTGACGCAGATTGTTGGGATGCTTGGCACGACGCTGGCGACACTGGCCCCGATCATTGGGCAGGTCATCGCGCAGCTAGCGCCGCTGATTATGTCACTCATGACACAACTGGCCCCGATCGTCACGAACCTTATTTCCACGATCCTCCCACCGCTAGTGTCCATCTTCGGGGACATTGTTGGGGCTATCGGCCCGCTCATCACGATCATCATGGCCCTACTGATCCCGATCATTCAGGCGCTCATGCCTGTCGTGGTGACGGTCTTTGGGGTGGTCGCGGATGTAATCAAGAACGCGATGCAGATTGTGC